CAGTGCCTTGTATTGCTTCACGGAGGCTTCTTGTGCCGTGGTCAGCTTTCCCACGTCTCGCGTGGCATCCCGAATCTTCTGATTGACCGCATCGAGCGCGGCATTTTGCGCCTTCGTCTTGGCCGTCGCCTCGCTGATGGTCTTCGAACTGCTCTCCATCGCCCGGTCGAATTCCTTCACATCGACAATCACTTCGTAGGGCATCACCTTCGCCAACGGTGGCGCGAGTTTATCGGTCGCTTCCTTCAGGGCCACCATCGACGCCGCCGCCTCGCGGAACCCCTTAATCGTCGGGTTGAAGACGTCCACGAGCAGATTGGCGACCACGCCCTTGGTCGTGCGCCACATCTTGCTAAAGGCATCGCCCACCGAGTCGAGATTGCGGACGGTGTCGTCGCTCATCCCGACGGAGGCCTTGCGGACATCTTCAAAGCCCGCCTTGATCGCCGGCAGGACTTCGGTGAAGCCTTTCCCCATCAACGCCGTGCCGATCGCCACCTGTTCCGCCGGGTCTTTCACCGCCGCGAGCGCCTTGGAGATTTCGTAAAACTGATTCTCCGGGGACATCGTCTGGATGTCCTCCATCTTCAGGCCGAGCGTCCGCAGCGCCTGACTCGCTCCTTCGTTGTCACTGCCGATGTTTTTCTGCAGCCGGTTGACGGCCATCGCCATCGCATCCAGCGACACGCCGGTATCGTCGCCGACGATTTGCAGCCGCTGGAGGTCTTGCAGCGAGATGGCGGTTTTGTCGTGCAATTTGACCAGCGCATCGGCATCGCTGACGAGCGCCTTGCCGAAGTTCACGACTGCGCCCACGCTCAACCCGACGCCGAGCGCACTGAGCAAGCCGCCCATCTTGCTCAGACTCCCCATGAACCCACCGGACGCGTCGTCGGTCTTCGTGGTCGCCGTGGCGAGGTCCGTCATAGACTTCGGCGCCACTTGCCCGAGCGCGGTGTATTTCGCGATGGCTTCCGTCACGGTGGAGTTAACCCGCGCCATCTCCTTGGCGGTCAACGTGGCCGCGCCGCCGGCATTCTCGACGGCCTTCGTCATCAACGTCGCATCGCTGATAATCTTCTGGCCACTGAACGCATTGCCCATCGTGGTCAGCGACTTCTCGACCTTCGACGCGCCCGTTTCGAAGGACTTCAGCGACACTTCCGCCTTCGCCACCGCATTGAGGAAGCTCGTAAAGTCCGCGCCGAGAATGCCGGTCATGCCCGCCATTTACAGATCGTCCTCTGGGTCTGTGTCCTCTGTGTCTGGGTCGTCTAACGCCGGATCGTCCGGATCGTCCGGCTGCTGCGCTTCTTTCTTCAGCATGTCCACGAGCACGTCATACACGTCAATCGGCAACTCGCCCACCCACTCGTACTTCCACCCGCCCATGGCGCGACAGATGCGTAGATCGCTCTCTATGGGGTCGCGCCAGCCGGCTCGTTTTTTCTTGCAGCCCTCGCCGCGTCGATGGCTTCCTCGTGGGCATCGATGGCCGCCACGACTTCGGCGTAGGACTCGGAATCCAGATTGTTCAGCGCCGACTCGCCGAACGGCACGGGCGCCCCGGCCTTGTCCACGAACGACCAACTGAGCACGTAGGCGAGAATCTTCGTGATGCCGACATTCGCCGGCTCGAGCTGCGCCTTCTCGCCGGCGTGCATGGTCTTGATGAGATTGGTATAGACCTTCCGCGCCTCGCCGGCGGTCAGTTCTTTTTTCACATCGAGGAAATCGCCGTCGTCTTCGGCGAGCTCGACGCGACGACGCAGGGCTTCGAGGTCGGTGGCTTTTTGCTTTTGTTCGTCGTCAGTGACCGCAGGGAGCGCGTCACGCGCGGCCAGCGCCCGACGATGCACATCAACGAGAAAAAGCCGCGTAATTTCTGGCTGGACGAATCGACACCGCTTCATACACACACTCCCCCATTGGTTCGGTTCCCATACTTCCCGCCCTATTGTTCCGGTGGTCCCAAGATCGCCGCGAGTTTCCCCTTGACTATCCGCACGTCGCCCTCAATGCCCCAGGCCCACATCCCCTTGTCCCGCGGCGCCGTGAACATCAGGGGCGATTGCCGGCACTGAAACGGATCATGCCGTCCCACGCGGCCGGCCAACGTCCACACCCCATCCGACCGCTTCCAGATGCGCCAGGCGGTCAGTTCGGCGGCCGGGTGATATCCCCACAGGATCGTCGCCCCGGCCCCGTGTAACGTGATGCGATCGAACACGACCGGCTTTTACGGCGTGAGCCACGGACCCGCGGCTTTGATGGTGCCGCTCAACTTCGGCGCCGCCATCGAGCAGTTGATGTCCGCGTCGATGTAGGCCAGTCCACCAAACGTGAACGTGGGTTCCGTGCTGTTCGGCGCGAGCTCGATGTAGCCCGGCGTCGATTGGCTGCTGGCCTGCACCAAGACCAAACTGGACGAGTTCCAGAACCCGCCGACCGTGCCGCTGATGTCGCGCAGGCCGGGGACATAGACCTTGTTGGTGTCCCCGAAGCACGAGACATCCTCGTAATCGGTTTTGAGACTCAGCGTCCACGCGTTGATCGAGATGATCAGCACCGGCACTTGCGGACTCGCCGGAACCGGATCCCATTTGACCGTGCCGTACCGCCCTGTCTTTATGCTCATTTCATACTCCCCTTGTGATAGACTACCCGTTGAGGTGACCCATGATTGATGGACGACGAGTGAGAGGGCTGATTCGTACTTGCAAACAGTGCGGCGGAGTCAGGCCGAACCTGGGCACGCACCGGTTTTTTTGTTCTCAAGACTGTTACATCGCATCGAGAACCACGCCGGTCGCTGAACGTTTCTGGCCGAAGGTCGACAAGCATGGGCCTCTCGACAGAACGACCATGCTTCACTGCTGGATGTGGACCGGCGCTAAGAACCGCCAAGGCTACGGGCAGTTCTGGATACCAGGAAGGAAACCTGCCAAGGCTCATCGCGTATCGTGGGAATTGCTGCACGGATCCATCACTTCGGAGGTCAACGTCCTGCATCGATGCGACCGCCCGTCGTGCGTCAATCCAGCCCACCTGTTTACGGGCACCCTCTTGGACAACAACCGTGATATGTGGGAGAAGGGCCGAGCCAGAGGCCCAGCCAAACTCACCGCGGCCATCGTCCGTAACATCAGAACCCAATATGCTCAGCCTGGGACCACACAGAAACAACTGGGCCTCGCGTATGGAGTCGCCCAAACGACGATTCAGGCCATCGTGACGCGCCGAACGTGGGATAACGTTGAATGACTTCATGTCCCGATGCTGCACTGCACTCTGTACCGCCCGCCGCGATGCTGCCACCGAATCGCCGGATTGACATCGTCCACTTCGTTGAGCCGCACGCGCTCCTCGCGAAACGTCGCCATGTGCGTATACCCCGAGACCGTCAGCGGTTGATCGTCGAGCAGCACATCGATCCGCGCCGCGGCGGTATCCGCATTCGTGCCAGTCGTCGATTGCACCACGGCTTTCACGAGATACAGCGCATCTTCAATCGCGCGCCCTGTGCCGTAGACCGCTTCATCGAATTCATCCACGAGGGACACAATCACAAACCGGGTCGCCCCTTGCTTCGCCTCATCGAAATACACGCCGTCGGGCAGCAAGGCCGTCAACGTCGCATCGTTGAGGAGCACCGCCGTCAGCGCCGCGTCAATCGCGCCAGAGTTAGGCATCGGTCACCAGAAGCCCGTGCCGCACGAGCAGATCCCGCAAATCATCTTGCAGGCCCCGCCGTTCGCGCCGGATTGTCTGCGAGAAAATCGGATTCGCGGGCGCTGATCCTCGATTCGCGCCGCCACGGGTCTGCCGGGCGGCCTGCGTCCCCACGTCAAACGGCAGGGCGTGTTTCGACGTGTTCCGGATGACCGACCGCGCGCCGACCCGCGAGCGCGTATGCGTGACGGCCAATTTGTCGCGCAGTTCGCCGGACCGCTTGGGATACCCCGCCTTGATCGTGGCGACCGCCCCATTCCCGCGCGCCTCGATCAGGTGCGCCGCTTCCCCCGCAAGGTCTTCGGGCAACCGGCGCAGGGCCGCGCGCAACTCCTCCAACCCCTGAATGGTCAACCTGGCACTCATGTCTCCAACTCCGAGACGAGAATCACCGTCTCGACGCCGGCCCCTTCCGGGTCGGTCACGTCCAGCACATTCGCGGTATGCGTCACGCCCGCCCGATCCTCCCAGGACACCCGCGTCTCCGTCGAAATCTCTTCGTGGAACCGGCCCCGCAGCACGTAGGACGCATGGGTCAGCACCGTGCCCGCGAAGAGCCGCTCAGCCGCTCGGACGCCGGCCCGGTCAATCGCCGCCCACCATTCCGATGGCCGGGCTGCCGCCCACGTCTGCGTGAATCCCCCGATCCCGTCCGAGACCGTCGTCGGGTTCTCCACCGTGACCAGATTCCGCATGGCGCCCAAGTTCATCGCAGCGGCCCACCCGGAAACGCCGAGTACTTGAACTCGTCGAACATCATGCTGACCCCCGCCGGCATGTCGTCGTAGAGTTTCTCGCCGGGCCCTCGGTTCTGGTCGAAGCACGCCACCGCCCAGCAGATCAACTGCCGCGCGACATTCGGAATATCGTCGGCCGTCGAGCCGTAGCCGCAGCGATACTGGATCCGCACCGCGCCGGATTCCGCCCGCGCGATCGGCCAGGCCGCGCCGTACACCGGCTCAATCCAGCCGCGCTCCGCAAATGGCCCCGCGGGCGCCTTCACCTGATACGAGAGCGTCTCCGGCGAGGCCCCATCGCTGAACGGCACCAGCGTGCCATCCGCGCTCACATAGAGCACGCTCACCACGTCCAAGAGCGGCGGATGCGGGAGCT